GCCTTGGCCTCCAGCACCCGTTCCCTGTGTTCCAGCAGGGCTGCCAGGAATGCGGCATTATCGATATAATGATTTGCCTTGGGCTTTTTTACTGTTTCGATATCTACTACGTTTGTTTCATCAGTCATTTTATCCACCTTTACACCTATTATATATTGCCTTGGGCAATTTGTCAATGCTAAAAATATATCATTGACTTCCATTGACGAACCCACTATACTGGGTGTGTACCCAGTTAATGAAGTATCTTAGTACTGAACTTGGTTATATCCACTACATTGTCATCCGTTGCTTCTGCTTCTTCCTGCATTGCCTGCAGGTCTTCTGCATCCTCTTTGTCTTCCACGGCTCGCTGTTCGGCAATATGCACTATAAAATCATTGTAGCGGCTCACCGCTGGGCCACGAAGATTGCTGACCACCATGATGGCATCGGTGCTGATATCATAGATGGTGTTTTCACTGACTGGAATCAGAGGCATCATTGAGATGGTTTCCACCAACTCTCCATCCTGATCCAGAAATTTAAAACTGTTGAACAGCACTGGATTGTGCAGAGTGACAAATTTATTGTTCACCAGAGTATTGGTGGTGATGTCATTCTCGCAGGAGCAGGCCATGAGCTCGCCGGTTTTTAATTTTATGGCCTTGTAGTGAAGGTTCATGCTAGCGGTACCTTTATGAGTTTATAATCAAAGTTCTCATCGTTGTAGATTTTAATGCGTTCAGCCATGTGCAGCAGAGTAAAGTTCTTTTTGCTTTTATAGCTTAGGTCATCACCAATGTCAAATAACCGGCATCTATCTTTGCTGTCCGATGTTCTCAGACCACGTCCAATGCTCTGCAGATTTCGGATGCGGCTCTTTGAAGGACTGGCAAAGATAATATTATGCAGGTTCCGTATATTTATGCCTGTGGAAAATGTTCCGTAGCTGGCAACAATTATGGCATCAGTTTCCTTTTCAGTGATGTGACGCACTTGTTCTCGCTGGTCAGTATCAGTACCACCACTGACAAAGAACACCCGGCGTCCATCAGCGGCCTTGGCAGCAACATCGGCATGCAGACCCTTGCCATGCTTTTCCACAAATTGAAACAGCACCAGGGTGTTGCCTGTCTGTGCCAGAGCCAGATTGCGAATGAACCGGTTGCGTCCCAGATGAGTAACCAGCCAGTCCATTTCTTCCTGGTAGGTAAGGCTGCGCAGAGTTTTGCGCACCTCTTCGGGATATTGCATGATCAGACATTGGATGTCCAGGTCTGCCAACTGTTTGTTGTCAATCAGTTTCTTGGTGGTGGTTACTTTGTGTACAGCACCAAAGATACCTTCCAGCACCAGCTTGTGAGTCTTCAACCCATCCAGGGTACCAGTGGTACCAATGCGGTAGGCGCAGTGCGGCATCTTGTTCAGTATTCCAGTCAGGCTCTGTGCCTTGAACAGATGAGCCTCATCACCAATCACAACATCAAAAGGCGCAAAGAACTGCTTGGGTAACTTGTACAGGCTTTGCCAGGTGCTGACCACCACTTCACAGTCAGTGACCTTTTCATGACCTGCATAGATTTTATGCACGTGTTCACTGACTCTCCAGCCATTGGCCGAACTGTAATCAGCAAAGTCCGCAGTCAACTGTTCTACCAGACTGGTGGTGGGCACCAGTATCAGTATGCGGCGTCCCTGTTCAATGTGATAACGAATTAAACTGTAGATGATTAAACTTTTACCCGAGCCTGTGGGGCTGAGCAACAGAGTGCGATGATTGTAGATGGCATGGTTGACTGCATCAATCTGGTAGTCGCGTATCTGTATGGGTTGGCCCTGTCCCTGCAGATTCAGGTCATCCAGGTACTGTTTGACATCAATGTAGGGGTCAGGTAGGGCGGTGCGCTCGTCGGTTACTTGGTACTGATTTTGTTGGGCAAATAACTTGACATAGGGCACCAGACCTTCATACAACTCTCGGGTAAACAAACTAAAAAGACGCACCTTACCATCCCAGAGCTTGGCACGGTACTGGGGCATGAACCTGGCACCTGGTTGCTCAAAGGTAAAGTAGTCGGAAATCTCTTGAAGAATTCCCACATCCTGCGCATCTATCTGGCAGTGTACATGATTTTTAGATTTGATTACAATGTCGGTCATAGTCTACATAATGCCATTGGTGAACTTGGTCCACTCAATGCTGTTTTTAATATCCCAGGTACGACTATTTATGCTCTTTAAAATCGACTCCAGCTGCAGCAGTACGGCTCTGAGATATTCCAGTTTGTCCTGTGCAGTCAGCAGATCTTCGTCGGTGCTCAAAAATTCATCCATCTCATTTTTAATGGGTTTGACTCCCTGATACTGATCCCAGCCCAGGTCTCCCAATTCGTCACGAGTAAGCTCGCCACGGAAGTAACGATACTTTACCCGACGCAGGCGCAGATAGTCGGCTTCGGCCTTGCGTACCTGTAGCCTGGCATTGGTGAGCAGGTTCAGATACTTGGCATGCAGTTCGGGTGTCCTGGCAGCAGCACGTCCCAGATTGGTCTCATCGATTACACAATCTTTTTTCCAGTTTTCCTGCAGTTCGGTCAGTTTCATAATTTCTCCATTCAGATCCTACCATTGTATAGGAACATAACTAAAATGTCAATCGGTTATAGTGGCTCAACGGTGAATAGTTTGTATCGGAAACTTGCTATGCCCACAAAGTATTCCATGCCGCCACTGGTGATGTCAAAGTCCAGGGCTTCGATATTGATGGGAAAGATGTCCTGAAAGTTCAATGCCACCTTGGGGTTGTTGTTGCTGTCAATGATCAGCAGTTTGGCATCGCTGAAAATCTTGGAGTAGTCTGACCCATAGGTAACGGCAAATCGATTGGCAATGGCGCTGTTCCATTGCTCGCCCTGACTAGGCACACCCAGACCAATCATCCAATTGTAGAGTTCCAGATAGTTGCTCATGTCTTCGTTGATCAGGAATCTGATGGTAAACTCACCAAAGGTTATCTTGTCGCCTGGATGTGGGATGCGCACAAACGGTGTTTCTTGTTCCGCCGATCCCAGACTAATGGGTGGCAGATTGGCGCTCTGACATGTATAGGTTACATTGGGTGCTCGGGCAATTTGAAAGGCAAAGCTGTTGGGGCGCAAATACTGCACCACGGGCTGCACTGCTGCTGCACTTTTTATGGCTGAGGTTATGCTGGAATTTTCGCTCATGTTAGTGTCCTTGATTGGATACTGTTATTTATCAGATGAAAAAAGGGGACCCGAAAGTCCCCTTTAAAATGCCCTCTTACCGGAGCTTGGATTACATTAGGTTTGTAACCTTGACACGACGGTAGTAGGTGTTGCTGTCTGCAGACAAGCTAGTGAATGGGTTGGTTACCATGCCATAGCGGGTCTTGAAGCCAATCTTTGGCTGGAAGGTAGCAGGGTCAACTGCACGAACCATTTGCAATGGCACATATGGGCAATAGAACATACCAGCGTCATATGGGCTAGTACCCTTGTAACCAACCACATAGAACTGATTGGTTGTGTTCAAGTTTGCTGAATATGGATCAACGTATACGCGGATCTTACCATTCAACACACCTGCGAAGGTATTGCCTGTGTCATCAACGTTCAGGTTGGTTGACAATGCTGGAGTGTAGTCCAGGATACCGGCCATGCTCAGTGCACTTGCAACGTCTGCTGAGCAAACGATGAAGTTACCTTTGCCACGACGTGTTTGTTGTGCAATGTTGTTGCAATCGCGTTCGATTTGGAACAACAGGCCTTTGAAGCGTTCTACTGACCAGCGACCGTTGGCGTCGACGTCTAGGTCGAAGGTACCATAGGTTGTGGTAGAACCAGTATCTGCACCTGGCTTGGCAGCAGCATACATGGTACGGATAACTTCGCGGTTGATTTCAAACAAAATTTCCTGTGACAGGATGTTTGACAATTCGCCTTCAGCTTCCAGACCGTGAACTGCTTTCAAGTCTTGTGCAAGTTCAACAGTGTAAGCTGCTTTCAATGCACGTGTCTTAGCAGTAACAGTGGTCTTCTCGATTGAGAAAGCCATTTCGCCGAACGCATAAGTGTCGCCCAACTTTTCTGCGTCACCAGTAGCAATGCCGCCACCAGTTGTGTATGAACCGCTGACTGGGTTGCTGCCTGCGTGTGCAGTGATAGATGAACCAGCGAAGTCAGTATCGGCTTCGTTGAACAAAGCTTCGGTACCGCCTTGAGTGGCATAGTTGCTCTTCATGGCAAAGATCAGGCCGGTTGGACCAGTCATTGGCTGAACGCCGCAGACATCATAGGCCATCAGGTTAGGCATGGCACGACGTACCAGGCTAATCAGGATGGGATCGTAACCTGCCAGGTTGGCGTTAGGGCTACCGTTGACTTGACCGCCGAAGCCGCCACCAACTGAGTTAACTGGAACTGCTTCCCACAGTGCTGCACGTTCTTCTTGCAAAGCACGTTCTTGGTTTTCCAAGAGAACTGCGGTTACAGAACGCTTGTAGGCGTCTTTGATTTGTGGGATGTCGGCGTGGTTGATTACGCTATCCCATTTGTTGTTGAGTTGTTCTGTCATAAACATTTTTGGTTCTCCTAGATGGTGTTTATACCGTTATTTATAAAAATTTACTTCTTGACTGATCTCGAAATGGCCTGAACGTAACGCTGCATGTGTGCAGGTACTTCCTTGAGTGTGTCGCCACCGTTCTGTACTGATTCCTCTAGCATCTTTTCAGGGCTGTTGGGCATGCCTTTGGCAAAATAATTTTCTTTGACTACCTTGACTTTTTCTTCAAAAAGTTTTTCGTTGTCATATTCCACGCCTTCCAATAATTTGGCAAGTTTTTCAGCATCAGTGGCTGTCAGGTCACGACTGGCAGTTTCGATGATGCGAGTACGCATTACTGCGTCAAGGCTGTCCTTGAG